AGGAGGGGGGAGGGAGTTTATGATAGTTAAAATAAAAGGAGGATAAAATTATGGCCGCAGGAAAAGGTAGTAGTTTTTTATTAAAAGATAATAGCACAGGAACACCAGCTACAATTGGTGGACTTAGAAGTACATCTATGACAATCAATGGTGAAGCTGTTGATATAACATCTAAAGATTCAAATGCTTTCATTTCAAGTGGAAATGATAAAGCTAGAGATTTATTACAAGGTGGTGGAGTTAGAAGTATGACAATATCAGCAAGTGGAGTATTTACAGATTCATCTACAGAGAATATTTTAAGAGGTTTTGCATTTGATGGTGCGATCCAAAATTATGATTTAATATTTTCAGATGGTTCAAAGATTTCAGGTGCTTTTTTAATAACAAGTTACGAAAGAGCAGGTGAATTTAATGGTGAAGAAACTTATTCTGTTACATTAGAATCATCTAATACAATAACATATACGAATGCGTAATTATGACAATAAAGTGGACTAATGGTTGGGAAGTGATTAACTTTACAATAAATGACAATCAATATCATGGTTTTATTAAAGTAACTAAAAAAGGTGAAATAACCATTGAATGCAAGAGCGATGTTGATTGTCGTCCACTTGATAAAGTAATCGTCAATTCCTATCAAAATCTCATAGTGCAAAAAATTACTATAATGCAAAGTAGAGCAGAGCTTCATTGTATCCAAGATACAGGAGAACTAAAAAAGTCAATAGACACAAAAAAGAAACTGAAAAAAGCACTAGGAGATGAAAATGACGACACCAAACAAATACAAGGGTGAGATAAAAGAAAGACTCGGAGATAAAGAAAGAGTTTTTAAACTTACCTTTGATTCAATAGTAAATATTGAAACAAGGACTGGTAAATCAATAATGGATATTACCAATCAAATAGCAATAAACAAATATGCAATGAAAGATATTGTTATTGTTCTTCATGAGGGTTTAATTTCAACTGGTTTAAAAATAACACAGCCATCAGTTGGTGATATGATTATGCAATCAGGTTTAGTAAAATCCTCTTTGATCGCCGCAAACCTTTTGACAACAATATTTACTGGTGAACAAAGTGAAGATGAAGATTCCCCTTTAGAACAGGGGGAGAACGAACAACAAAGTACCCAATCCAAAAATACCTAGAAATAGGACTTGGAGCATTAAGATTCTCCCCTAATATATTTTGGGCATTAACACCTAGAGAATTTTTATCAGCACTTACAGGATTTAATTTGACTAGAGGTGGAAAGAATAATACACCTGTCAATAGAAGTGAAATGGAAGAATTAATGAGGAGATTTCCTGACTAATGGCAACAAATATAAATACAATACGAGTTACACTAGAGGCAAATGCTAAAGGTCTAAAACAGCAAGTTGATTCTAGTAAAAAGAAACTTCAACAGTTTCAAAAGACTACAAAAGGTGTTTCATCTGGACAGAAAAGGTTTCAGGAAAATTTAAGAAACACAGCAGGTGCAATAGCGGCAGTACAAGGACCATTAGGACCAGTAGCAGGTAGAATATCATCAATTGGTGCAATTATAGGTAGAGTAAATCCTTTAACTTTAGGTCTTTTAGGAGCATTCACACTAGCAGGAGTTGCATTTGGGAAGTTTGTATCAGCAGGTGCAAAAGCAGAATCACAAGCACTTAAATTAGAAGCTATATTAAAAGCTACAGGTGGAGCGGCACAACAAACAAGTTCTGATATAGAAAATCTAGCACAATCTATTGGTATAAATACTTTAGCAAGTGTTCAAGGTGCAAGAGATGCAGCAGGTGTTTTACTTACATTTAAATCAATATCAGGTGATACATTTGGTGAGGTGCTAAAATTATCACAAGATTTAGCGGCAGTTGGTTTTGGAAGTATAAATACAGCGGCACTTCAACTTGGTAAAGCATTAGAAGAACCTGAAATAGGTCTTTCAGCTTTGCGTAGAGTAGGTGTTTCATTTTCTGAACAACAAAAAGAACAAATCAAAGTTTTATCATTAACTGGAAGACAAGCTGAAGCACAGGCACTTATTATAAAAGCATTAAAAGAACAAGTAGGTGGAGCTGGTGCAGGAGCGGCTGGTGGTTTAGCAGGTGCTTTTGATACTTTAGGTGAAAGAATTACATTATTTTTTGAAAAAGCAGAATTAGGACAATCAATTGTAAAAGGATTAACAACTGTAATTAATTTTTTATCTGATGCTTTAGGTGGATTTATACCAGAAACAACAGTATTTGCTGATAACATAAAAGAACTTAAAATAAATTTTAATGCAACTGAAAAAGAAATAAAGAAAAATAAAAATTCAATTGATGACCTTGAAAAAACTATAAAAAAGCTCAAAGGTGCAAATCAAAGAAAAATTGCAGATTTAAGAGTAGAACAAGAAGAACTTCAAAAAACAAATGTATCATTAAAAGCTGACAATGAAGTAAGAAAAGAAAAAATAAAACTACTTTCAGCAGAGAAAGAGGCAATCAATAAAGCTTCAGATTTAGCAGATAAAAGTATTGAGAAAATAACAAGACAAACAGAAAGAGAAGTTGAACTTGCACAAGCTAGAGGTAAGGAAAATAAATTTTTACAATTAAGAAATAAATTAGAAGATCAATTAAGAAGTAAACTTGGTGAAAGTGAAGCGGCAACAGAAGCTGTAAATAAACAATTAGAAGAAAATAAAAATAAACTTTTAGATTTAGCTATAGCAAACCATAATGCAAAACTAGCTATTAGAGAAAGAAGAAGTGAAGAGGAAGCAGACCAAAAAACATCAAGAGATAACAAAAGAGAAATTGAAGATTTAAAAGCAACAGCAAAACAAAGAGCTGTACTGATAGCTTTGAGACAAGAAGAAGATAGACTAAGACAAGTTTTTGCTGATGAACCAAATAGAGAGGCTCTTGTAAATTTTGAATTAGCAAAAAGAAAAGATATTATAGTAGAAAACACAGAAGCATTTTTTGAACAAACTAAAAAACTTAAAGAGCTGAATCAAATTGCAGAGGGTATTGGAGGTGCATTTGAATCAGCAGGGAGAAAAATTACTGATGCTTTTGTAGAGGGTAAAACAGCTAGTTTAGATTTTAAAGATATTTTAAGAGCTCTTTTGATAGATATTCAAAAAACAATAATTCAAGTTTTGATTTTAGATCAAGTTAAACGAGCAGTCACAGATGCTTCTGCAAGATTCTTACCATCAATATTTGGTGGAGGAAAGGCAACTGGTGGTGCTGTACAATCTAATCAGCCAACTTTAGTTGGTGAAAGGGGTCCTGAATTATTTGTTCCTAGAACAGCAGGAAGTATTGTTCCAAGTAGTCTTACGCCAGGTGCATTATCTGGAGGTGGTTCTGTTGTAATAAATCAAAATTTAAACTTTGCACTTGGAGTAACAAGTACAGTTAGAACAGAAATAGCAAACTTACTTCCTACAATTCAACAATCAACAATTACAGCAGTTGCAGATGCTAAATTAAGAGGTGGTAAATTTGCAAAGGCATTTGGAGGATAATTATGGCAGTTTTTACACCATCATACCCATTAACACTACCAACAGTCATTGGAGTACAAACACAAAGATTTGCATTAGTTAGAACAGTTGCAGTTTCTACAAGTCCATTCACAGGTCAAGATCAAGTTGTTCAACATGAAGGAGAATATTGGACAACTCAAATTAAATTTCCACCAATGTTAAAAGATAAAGCGGCAGTTATTATTGCTTTTCTTTTACAATTAAGAGGTAGAAGAGGAACTTTTCAGATAGGTGATCAAGATAGAAAATCTATTCAAGGCGTTGCTACAGGAACTATTAGAGTAAATGGAGCTTCCCAAACAGGTAATCAGGTTGCACTTGATGGTTTTGCAAATAGTACAAATAATGTTTTTAAAGCTGGTGATTACATTCAAATAAATTCATATCTTTATATGGTAACAGAAGATGTAAATAGCAATTCTTCTGGTGAAGCAAATGTTAAAATAGAACCTGCATTAAGACAAGGTATTGAAACTATAGCTGATGATGCAACAGTTACATACACAAACATT